GTATGCTCAATCTTCACTGATTTCAGGAAGGAAACACCAACCCGAAGGTATGAGGGCTTTGACCAAGATGAATATGACGCCCGCATGGATGCGGAGTATGACAGAATGGAACAAGCCATTGTTGAGTTTGAGGATAGGATAACTCAGAAAAGAGAACGCAGGCACTATGCCTGCGGACCGGAATCAGTGGTTCTAACCAGAACTGGCCCAGTTCAGAGTACTGGACGGTGCTGGGCGGACTACACTGATGACGACGAATCCTATGTCATGGATAGTGACAATGACTTCTACGAAGAGGAGAGCAAACACTCAGGCCCTGACCGTAGAATAAACGAATCATCGATAACACACCAGTTGGAAGCAGAGCCATCCCCCACTCAGGATTTTCACAAGTCCTCCGTGGGAGCGGAGGTGAAGCAACCGATCAAACACAAACAATTAAGTCAAAATACAACAAATACGCCCCAGGTGAAGGGTGGAAAGATAGACCAGAAACCTATCCAACCCCCATCGGAGCCAGCAAAGCCTGGCACTGTCGCAACAGTACAGCCGATTGGACCTTCTACGAAGAAGTCGAAACTCGCGAAAGCGAAGGCCAACTCCTCGCAGTCGGGACAACAGAAAGTGCTCCTTTCGCAAACTCCCGCTCCAAGCAAGAGAGCAGCGAAACGACGGCGGAAAAAGGAAAAGTCGAAGGCCTTGGAAACTGGAATAAACCAAAACTAAGTAACCATGCAGCCTGGGCCAGTATCTCTGGACAAGCTAAAAGGAGGATACGTGGAGCGGTCCCCACAAGGGAACGCCAGCGGGAACTTCTAGATTGGACAGAGAGGTCATATCCCAAGACTCTCATACCGATGGGTTTCGAAACCGGAACCATGAACAAGGAAATTTTGACAAAACGCATTGAGTTCATGCTTAAATACAGCGTCAAACTAAGCTCGAAACCAGGCATACCCTATACAGGGCTAGCCCGAGATAACGAGGAATTTATAAACGCATACACCCCACTGATCATAGATCTGACCTTGGAAAGACTTGATCTCCTCAGTAAGGAAGATCTCGTTCAGACCGAGTTGACAGCTCAAGAATTGGTCTTTGATGGTTATTGTGACCCTTCTAGGGTCTTTGTTAAGGATGAGCCGCACTCAAATCGGAAAGTTGAACAGCAGAGATGGCGATTAATATTCGGTGTCTCTCTGATTGACCAACTGGTGGAGCGTCTTCTTTGCACATCACAGAATAAAACAGAAATCGCGAACTGGTCTGAAATCCCATCAGCGCCTGGAATAAGTTTAACGGACAAGGACAGCCTCGAGAGTTTATACTCTCGGGTTATGAAATTGAAAGGAACTGGTTCTATAGCTGAGGCGGATGTCACCGGTTTTGATTGGTCAGTACAACCATGGGAAATCTTCCTCGAAGCCGAGGCAAGGATTCTTCTGGGTGAAATGACTGGCGACTCGGCACGGATTATGAGGAACAGAGCTTACTGCTTTGTACACTCACTTCTAACCATGCCAGATGGTACGCTAGTCGCTCCAACCTGGCCCGGCATTCAGCTGTCTGGTTC